AACAATCAACAAAGGTGTTGACAACGTGGTGTTGTTTGAGTTTATCAATCAAGACGAAAAACCTGTGAATATAACAGGCAGCACACTGACATTTAGAATGGTCAGTCAAAATGGCGACGCATTGCTGGTACAAAAACAAATGGAAATCATCAATGCTGTGTACGGCCGTGCCAAAGTCACACTAACACCTGCTGAACTTGATGCAGTTGAAGCACAACCAGCGGGCTACAGCATTATGCGAGCCAGCGGCAATTTGATAGAAGCAGTGTTTACTGATGCACAAGCAGGCGCCAGAGCTCCAGCTGATATTGTGGACAGCATTTATCCTGAATTTGTGCCCAGCAACGAACTCACAATTCCCACTGTGAACTTGTCGGCACAGACCAGTTACGGCGGCAGCAGTGGATCACAATATCCAGATTGGGCATTGCAAGCAGGACAACCAATTGGATCAACTACTCCTTACCAGTCAACCGAATACTACAGCAGTCAAATTGAGCCACGCGGTCCTGTTACCACCATACAGATGGATTTGATTGGCTATACAGGCACAATCAAAGCACAAGCAGCCGAAACGTATCAAAGTATTTGGTACAATGTAACACCATCTACACAGTACTTGAATGCAACCGAAACTATCCATATGAATGTGATTGGGTGGCATCCATTGTTGCGTTTGTGTTTCAACAACAGTGTGACCACAACTGGTTTGGATGGAACCAACTTCGGAACGGCTGCCACAGCCAATGCAGTGGTAACTGACGGTGTTGTTACCAGCGTATCTGTAACCAGTCCAGGTTCTGGATACCAAGCACCTCCGTTGATAACTTTTGTTGGAAATGGTGCCGGAGCAACTGCCACTTCCACAATTGGTGCAGGTGGCGTATTAACAGGAATCAACTTGACTTCAGGTGGTTCTGGATATCGTCCAAATCCTTATACCATGTTGTCAATTGCTGTGATAATATCCACTGGGCATATAGAAAATATAAAATATCGTTAAGCCAAATCAAGTTGATTCTTGTGGCAAACCATGTTATAATAGTAGCATGATCGATGTGTTAGCATTTTTACCCAGCAAAAGAAAACAGTCTAGTTCTGGGTGGCTTAGTTTCAATGCACCATGTTGTGTGCACAACGGCAACAGTCAAGATCGCAGAGGCAGAGGCGGCATCAAAGTTTCTGATCAAGGCTGGAGTTACCACTGTTTCAACTGTGGATACACTGCCAGTTTTATTTTGGGACGCAACATTGGATTCAAAGCACGTAGATTGCTTGAATGGATAGGTGTCTCGGAAAACGATATCAATCAAATCAATCTTGAAAGTATGCGCCATCGCAGTATGGAAGGCATGCTGGAAGATCGCCAACGTGAGTGGAACAACACAAAGCCAATTGAATTTAAGGAAGCAGAACTTCCTGAGTTTTCAGACTTTGTCACACCCGACAGTCCAGCGGAATGGACATACTTGCGAAGCAGATGCATTCCTGAAGACTATCCATTGATGGTGGCAGCCACCAGTAGAAGCGGCGTTGTTATTCCGTTCACATACAACAACCAAGTTGTGGGCAGTACAATTCGATTCTTAGATGATCGCAACCCACGTTATATCAACGACATGCAACAGGGGTATGTGTTTGGCATGGACCTACAACAAACTGGGTGGCAACATGTGATTGTGACAGAAGGCATATTTGATGCGCTGTGTATCAGTGGATTGGCTGTTATGCACAATCAAATAAGTGACGAGCAAGCAAGATTGATACGCAGTTTGGGACGCGACGTCACTGTGGTGCCAGATCAAGACCAAGCAGGGCTTGCACTGATAGACCGTGCAGTGGAGTTGGGGTGGGCAGTGAGCATACCCGATTGGCCCAACACTGTAAAAGATATCAATGATGCTGTGAAACTGTGGGGCAAGTTGCCAACGTTGCTAACTATAATGCAATCGAGAGAAACAAGCAAAATAAAAATTGAGTTGAGGAAACGTCAACTTGAAAAGAAAATCAACAGACCAAGAGAAATAGATGCTTAAAGAATACGGATTAGATGTACAACGATTGTTTTTAGAAATGATGCTGGAAGATGCTTCCAGCTATGTGCGTGTACAAAACATTTATAACCCTGAGAACTTTGATAAAAGTATTAGGTCGGCAGCAGAGTTTATCAAAGAGCACTCTGAAAAACACAAAACAATGCCAGATCGTACACAGATCTCGGCAACATCTGGTGTCAAACTATCGCCGGTTCCGGACTTGAATGAAGGACACTATGAATGGTTCATGACCGAGTTCGAAGCGTTCACTAGACGTCAAGAACTTGAACGTGCTATTTTAAAAAGTGCTGACTTGTTGGAAAAAGGCGACTATGATCCAGTTGAAAAACTGATCAAAGACGCAGTGCAGATCAGCTTGACAAAGGACATGGGCACAGATTATTTTGCCGATCCCAATGCTCGTATCAACAAATACTTCAACTCAGGTGGACAAGTGAGCACAGGTTGGCCACAAGTGGATCGATTGTTGTATGGCGGATTTAGTCGCGGTGAACTAAACATCTTTGCTGGTGGATCAGGATCAGGCAAGAGTTTGGTAATGATGAATATTGCACTGAACTGGTTGCAACAAGGACTCAGCGGTGTGTATATCAGTCTTGAATTGAGTGAAGAACTTACAAGTTTGAGAACTGATGCAATGTTGACCAACATGAGTACCAAAGATATTCGCAAGGATATTGATACTGCTACTATGAAAGTCAAAGTTGTTGGCAAAAAGTTTGGACAGTATCGTGTCAAAGCATTGCCGGCACAGAGCAACATCAATGACATTCGTGCATACATCAAAGAAGTGCAAATCCAAACAGGTATCCGAGTAGACTTTATCATGTGTGATTATTTGGACTTGCTGATGCCGGTTAGTGCCAAAGTCAGCCCCAATGACTTGTTTGTCAAAGACAAGTATGTGAGTGAAGAACTTCGTAACTTGGCAAAAGAATTGAATGTGCTGTTTGTGACTGCATCGCAGTTGAATCGTAGTGCTGTTGAGGAAATTGAATTTGATCACAGCCATATTTCAGGTGGTATTTCAAAGATCAACACAGCAGACAACGTGTTTGGTATCTTTACAAGCAGGGCAATGAAAGAGCGCGGCAAGTATCAGATACAGTGTATGAAAAGTCGTAGCAGTACAGGTGTTGGACAAAAAGTTGATCTAGAATACAACATTGACACTATGCGTATCACAGACAACGGTGGCGATGATGACAACAGCAGTGGATCATTTAAAAAGCCCAGTATATACGAAAGCATCAAACCACAAAGCCGTATCAGCAATCCCGAAGGAACCCCTGCATGGAACAAACCTGCTGACGGTGAAACAGCCAAAGTCACAGCAGATGTACAAAGCGCTAAACTAAAGCAATTGCTTGGACAAATCAAACAAACATAACATTGAGCTAAATTCTAATAAATAACACAAAGGTCCGGGACTATTATGCAAAAGAAAACTAGAAGTTTATTAGAAGAACTCGATTCAATGTACATTGAGCGTGATCAACGCCATGTGATTGAGACTCGTGCTAGTAATATCATTGCCAGTGCTATACGGTTGCTAGAGCAAATTGACTCTAGTTATGATCCCGAAGTGGCCAAGAATTTGCAACGCAAGTTGATCAATGCCATCAACCTACGGGATCCTGGCAAGTTTACTAGAACAGTGAGAAGAACAGATGCAAATTCATGAATTAAATGAGCGCAAGGTCCGACAGCAGAATCGTGCAAAAGCCGGAATTGCTTCGCAACTTATAAAAAAAGCCAATGCTAATTCTCAGGCAAAATTAACACAACAAGCACAACAGGCAGCACCTACTTCTACGCCTGCTGTATCAAGCACAAACGTTGTATCCGGGGGACCAACGCCTGCTGAACAAGAAAAATTAAACGCTAGGATTGCAGCCGCAACCGCAGCACAACCAACTGCACAACCGACGCCAGCACAACCGACCCGTTCTCAAAATATACCAGCGAATCCCAATGTAAAACCCGGCGGCAGTAAAGAAGCTCAAGCGTTTCGAGCACAGCAGGCAGCACAACAACCTGCACCCGCTGCTCCTGCACCAGCACAACAAGCAACCGAGCCAACCTGGCGTGATAACATCAAAGGGTTTGGAAAAGCAGTTAAAAATGCAGCCGTTGACTCTACTCGTAGCAAATGGGATCCGGCATACGCATACGGTGACCCTGGTAGGCCTACCGCAGCACAGCCAGTGACGCCTGCGCCTGACATGTCTACAGAGTTGGCCAAACTTGGTATAACTGATCGACAAGTAGCAGGTATTGGAAAAATACTACAACAAACAAACAATCAGAATACACGATTGACAAGAACAGGTGATCCAGCAGTTGACAAATTTTTACAAGCAATGGGATACAACGTAAGATGATATTAAAAGAAGGCGGCAATGTTTTCAAAGACATGAATGGTCAAATACTGACTCAGCGCATTAACCAAACTGACGTTGCACCGACACTGGCATGGCTTGACATGATGTTGCCCGGACTGGACTTGCAAAACAATACTCTGGGATCTACAGGCAAAAAACCCACATCCGGTGATTTGGATCTTGCAGTGGATGCCGGCCAAGTCAGCAAAGAACAATTGGCCAATAGACTAACACAGTGGGCCACCAGTCACGGACTCAACCCTGATGAGTATGTCAAAAAGTCCGGTATTTCCGTACACTTTAAAACACCCATTGGCGGCAATCCCAACTCGGGCTATGTGCAAACAGACTTTATGTTTTTGACCAATGTGCCATTTTCCAAGTTTATTCTCAGCGCACCAGGCGACAGCAACTACGGCGGATCAGATCGTAATGTGTTGTTGAACAGCATTGCCAAAAGCATGGGCTACAAGTTGAATCAAAACTCTGGTATTGCTGACCGTGCCACCAACGCAATCATCAGCGATGATCCAGACAAAATTGCCAAACTGTTGTTGAACAAACAGTCAACTCGCGACGACCTGCACAGCGTAGAAACTATTGTGGCAGCACTTGAACGTGATCCCAAGCGCGATGCAAAACTCAAAGATGCCAGAGAACATTTTGCCAAAAAAGGTGTTCCTTTTATGGAAAGCGACGAGCCAGTGTATAAGGAATACACAGAAGTGGACTTCCTTGCACGTCTGCGTGACCGTATTGTTAACCAAGGTATGAGTGTGATTGTGGAAGGTGCCAAAGATGCACGTATCGAACACTTGGAAGACCTGGTGTTCGAAAGAGGAACACGTGGCATACGTGAAGCAGTGGAAATCATGCGGCATGCTGCCGAAAACACTCGCGGAACCACCACTGTCAAATGGGACGGCAAGCCTGCTATCATGTTTGGTCGCAAGCCCGACGGCACGTTTGTACTCACAGACAAAAGCGGCTTTGGAGCAAAAGGTTATGACGGGCTAGCAACTTCGCCGGAACATATTCAGCGAATGATGGCCATGCGCAAAGGTGATCGCACAGAACTTGTTGCTATCTACCAAAAGTTATTTCCCTTATTACGTGCCGCAACTCCAGAAAACATGCGTGGCTATATCCAAGGTGACTTGTTGTATACAACTGCACCACCAGAAGTGTCTGGTGCATATGTGTTCAAGCCAAACTTTGTTGAATATAAAATTCCTGCCAACAGCAAGTTGGGACAACGCATCGGCAACAGTGAAGTTGGCGTTGCTATACACACAAGATTCAAAGATCCTGAAAGCGCACCAGAAGCAATCAAGCAAGTTACACTTGAACCTGTGCCTGGATTGTTGATGATCGAGCCCAGTGTCAAAGATATACAAAACGTAGAACTCAATGCCAAACTGGTCAAGCAACTGAGTCAGATTATTTCTACTTACGGCAAAGCAATTGACGGATTGTTCAATCCCAGTGACTTGCGTGCCGCAGGCATCACTGACCTGCCACAACTGTGCAAACGCTACATCAACTCTAGAATTACCAGCAACTACAACAACTTGTTGAATGGATTTGGCGATTGGTTACAGTCCAACGTAACACCACGCAAGTTCAACAACATTGCAGAGTATTTGCAAAGCCCACGCAGCAACATGGATGGTATCACAGCGGCGTTCTCAGCATTTTTGTTGTTGCACGATATCAAAACTGATATGTTGCGTCAACTTGACCTACAACAACCAGGTCAAGAAGGATGGGTATTGGCAACACCCGCAGGCCGAGCCAAATTGGTCAATAGATTCGGATTTAGTGCCGGAAACAGAGCGCTAAACAACCCAGATCAGGGCACCTAATAGGCAATTTTTATTTAGAAACATAAATAAAAGTAGGTCAACCAAGACCACAAACTATTAGGAGAATAAAAAATGGCAAACATTACAACAGCAACAAACGGAACGTACCAACCAGTAGCCAACATGGACAGCGGCGTTGTAGCCGCTTCACCCGGCGCTGGATATCCTACTCCATTGTTCAGCGCAACCAGTGCTGCCACAGTTAACTTGGCTGGTCCAAAGTTAGACTTCTTCACAATCACATTGGCAACTGTTGCTACAGTGCCAGCTGTGTTGAACGCAGCCATGCTTGCTATCCAGACCAAGGCTACTATTGCTATGTACGAAGTTACTGACGCTGGTACAGACACATTGGCCATTGCCGTGTATCCTACAGGTGCATGGACAACTGCTACATTGGATACTGCCACTGGTGGTTCTACAGCAGCTTCTGCAACATTCACAAACTAATCAATTAGTTTTTGGTACAAAAACCCTGGATTAAAACCCAGGGTTTTCTTTTGGCGTTAAATACCATACTATGATGGTAAGCAAAATAACCGAAGTAACAATATTTGAAAGTCCCGATGGCGGCCGAACAGTATATGCTCGCCAGCCTGGTGATAAACGTCGCTCATTGCACTACCAAGATCCCAAACTACAACAAGAGTTAGAAGAATTGGAAAGAAAAAGAAAATGGGCAGAAATATTTGAATCTCGTCACGGCAACACAGCACTTGAAGACCTATGCAATAAAATTGAAGTGCTATACGAATTAAGCAAGAAGAACACATGAAGTATGCAGTACAAACTTTCTTTGATATAACCGCAACAGGCATCACAGGACATTTTAAACCAGCAAAGATTCCATTCCGCGATGCTGCTGGGAATACAATAACAGATCTAGAATCATGGACTCGTTCACGTAATCAACAGCGTAACTGGGAAACCATAACACAAATACTCGGACTAAGAACACAACTGTTTCGTTTGCAAACACCTGTCACAGACACAACCAACAGTGCATGGATGTTTGAATTTGAAACTGAAACTGATCACATCTACGGCGACGATGCAGATCCAACTCGTGTGTTAAGATCTGATGCAGACGGTGTTCCCATGCTGGGTGAACTTGACAACAGGCCCGAATTGTTACCCATGCTGGCCACATCTGGCCCTGCTCAGAATATATGGTTTACACTAATCTCCATAAATACTTCAACGGAGACTTAGATGGTTGATACTACCAATATAGAGAAAAAAAGTTTGGAGGCACATGTGGAATTATGCGCAGAACGTTATAATGCTATGGAATCAAAACTTGACGGTGTGAATGCTAAAATTAACAGATTAGACGCGGTAGTGTGCGAGGTACGCGATCTAGTTCAAAAAATGAACTCACGTCGTAATGAACAAATAATGACCTGGGGCCTCAGCACCATTGGTGTATTGTTGGCCATCATTGGATATTTTCTTGTGACTTTTGTTATTAAATGATATTAGATAAAAAACTTAAATCGTTGTTCAAAGACAACTTTGCTGCACTACAACCAAATAGTATTTTAAAAAACGAAACAGGCGAATACGAAGTATTTGGACGTTATCGTATTGTCAAAGAACCGCAGGGTTATAGAGTGTATTGCTCATTGACCGAAGTTGGGCTTTTTCACAGTTCACGAGCAGCGTTAAGCTGGTGCATAGCCGACAAATTTGAACAGTACAACAAAGCCCGGGATATACTGAATTTAGACAATAACTTACATTTTTTAACAGTAGATA